ATCGCCCGCGAAGGAGCCCGCCAAATGAGGCTGATGAAAGTTTTCGCCAAGGCGCGGCCTGGCGCGCTGCCTGTGCCTGCAAACCGCAATGTGGCCGCGCTCACGCGTCCGGCCGTGCTCGAGAAATGGGGCGAAGAAGCCGCCGGCATCCGCGCGGTCGCGGTCGACGACAATGTCATCACCATGTTCGACACGATCGGCGAGGATTTCTGGACAGGCGGCGGCGTCACCGCGAAGAAGGTCACCGCTCAGCTGCGCGCCATTGGCGACCGCCCCATCACAGTGCAGATCAATTCCGCCGGCGGCGATATGTTCGAAGGCATCGCGATCTACAATGCACTGCGCGAACATCAGCAGGAAATCACGGTCCAGGTCATCGGCATGGCGGCGTCAGCTGCCTCGATCATCGCGATGGCCGGTGATCGCGTGGAAATCGGCGCCGCGTCGTTCCTGATGATCCACAATGCCTGGGTGCTCGCGATGGGCAACCGGCACGACATGGCCGAAACCGCGCAATGGCTCGAACCCTTCGATGCAGCGATGCGCGACGTATACGCGCAGCGCACTGGCCTCAAGCCCGATGAAATCGCACAGATGATGGACGCCGAGACGTGGCTCTCCGGCCAGGCGGCGATCGACAAGGGCTTCGCGGATTCGCTCCTACCGTCGGATAAGCTGACGCAGGACGAAAAGACCAAGGCCGAAGACCTGCGCGTGAACGAGGTTCGCGCGCTGGAGCTGCAGCTCATGGCCTCTGGCCTCAGCCGTTCTCAAGCGCGCGAGCGCATCAACAAGATCAAGGGCACGCCGGGCGCTGCCCCTGAAGCTGGCACGACGGACTCTGCCGGCGCCGAGCTGGTCGGACCTTTGTCCGATCTCCTGAAAACTTTCCGCTCATAGGAGCATCCCAATGAAAAAGACTGCACTCGTGGCCCTTGCGGCCACTGCGGCTCCGCGCGCGGTTTGCGCGGTGCGCGCCGATGCCACCGATCCGAAGGCTCTCGTTGAGCAGCTGAATGCTGCCTTCGAAGAGTTCAAGCGGAAGAACGACGAACGCCTCGCACAGGCCGAGAAGCGCGGCGAGGACGCCGTCACCAAGGACGAGGTCACCAAGCTGAACGCTGCGATCGGCGAGCTTCAGACTGCTTACGAAGAGCAGCAGAAGAAGCTGGCCGCGGCTGTGCTCCAGCCCGGCGAGCGCAAGGTCGCCGACCCGGAATATAGCAAAGCCTGGTCATCGTTCATCCGCAGCGGCGACATCCACGAGCGCGTGAACGCGTCCTTGGACAAGTCCGGCAATGCGGCCGGCGGATTCCTCGCTCCGACGGAGTGGGACCGCACGATCACGGACAAGCTGGTGAAGATCAGCCCGATGCGTTCGATCTGCCGCGTTCAGCCGATCAGCGTCGGCTCGTTCACCAAGCTGTTCAATCTTCGCGGTATGTCCTCGGGCTGGGTCAGCGACCAGGCCGCGCGTCCGTCGACCAACACGCCGACGTTCGGCTCGCTGTCGTACACCCCGGGCGAGCTCTACGCGAACCCGGCGGCGTCGCAGCAAATGCTCGATGACGCGCAGATCGACCTTGAGCAGCTGATCGGCGAGGACGTGGCGACCGAGTTTGCGCGAGCCGAAGGCGCGGCCTTCATTTCGGGCGATGGCGTCAATAAGCCGACGGGCATCCTCACCTACGTGACGGGCGGCACCAATGCGACCGCGCATCCGTTCGGCGCCATCGCCGTTCGGACCGCCACTGGCACGATCAACAAGCTCGACAAGGCCGACGACATCGTCAGCCTGGTCTACGATTTGCCGAGCCAGCTCACCGAGGGCGCGCAGTTCCTGATGAACCGCAACACGACTGCGGCCATCAGACTCCTCAAGGACAGCCAGAATCGCTATCTGTGGCAGCCGGCCTATGTCGCCGGCCAGCCGCAGACGCTGCAGGGCTATCCGATCACGGAAGCCGCCGACATGCCAGACATCGCCACCGGCGCGATCCCGATCCTGTTCGGTGACTTCGGCGACTCATATCTGATCGTCGACCGGGTCGGCGTCAGGATGCTCCGCGACCCGTACACCAACAAGCCCTACGTCCAGTTCTACACGACGAAGCGCGTTGGCGGCGGTCTCCTCAATCCCGAGGAGATGAAGGCGTTCAAGATCAACTAACCGTTGATCGGAGGGGCGGGCTTTCGGGGCTCGCCCCTTCCTCTCGTGATGGGGAACAACATGAAGCTCACGAAAGAATTCCGGTGCGTTCCGCCCGGGGAAATCTATCCAAGAGAGCTCGCGGCCGGCGAAGAATGCCCTGCTGAGTTCGAGGAATCGGCCCGTGCGCTTGGCTGCCTTGAGGCGGTCGAGCCCAAGAAGGCGCCTGCCAAGAAATAACCGAGCTTCATCCCCGGCATTTCCCTCGGGCCGACCGCGACGGCGGCCCTGAAGCCCGGCCTGCTTGAAAGAGTGAACGGTCGCCGGGGGCGCACGCGAGAAGGGGCCGAAGGCCGGGAACGTCGCAACTCATTTGAAAGGCTGAGCGCATGGCGATCAAATATTCCGTTGCCGCCAAGAATGCGAAGCTCGGCGCAACGGGTCTTCGCGCCTACATCGGCACGAGCGCCTTGCTGCGGCTTTATTCGGGAACGCGTCCAACGAATCCCGACACGGCGCTGAGCGGCAACACGCTGCTCGCTGAGTTGACCTGCAACGCCACGGCATTCGGGTCCGAATCGGGCGGCGTGCTGACTGCCGGCGCAATCTCGAGCACGACGGGCCAGGCTGGCGCGGGCTCGGGCACGAACGCGACTTTCTTCCGGCTCTTCAAGAGCGACGGCACGACTGCCGTGATCGACGGCGATGTCGGCACTTCTGGATCGGACCTGAACCTCAACAACACCTCGATCGCCAGCGGTCAGTCCGTCTCGATTTCGAGCTTTACGATCACCGAGGGCAACTGAGCCCTTAGCGGGAGGGCTGAAAAGTGGCCGTAGCCCGCACCAGCGTCGGAGCGTTCGTCAGCGGCACGGCGGGCATCACTGCCGCGTTCGGCCCTGGCGCACAGCCCGGCGACTACGCGCTGCTGATCGTCGAGACCGCCAACCAGACGCCAGCAACGCCGAGTGGCTGGACGGCCTGGGTCGCGGGATCTGGCTTCGGCACTGCCGGAACGGCTGGCGCCACGGCCTATTCGCTGTTCGGCAAGATCATCACGTCGGCAGACATCAGCTCCGGCGTAGCGATCGCGGACAGCGGCGATCACCAAGGCGCAGTGCTGCTGACATACAGCAGCGTTGACGGGACTGGAGGCCCGGTCGCGGGTAGCGGCATCACCGCTCAATCGACGGCCACAACCTCCGCGAGTGCAGGGTCGCTGCTCACGTCGCAGGTCAACACGAGCGATATTATCCTCGCGATCATCTGCACTGATCGTGACAGCGCCACGGCTTCGACGAACAGTGCCGCCTCGTGGTCAGGGGCAAGCGGTTCGAATAGCTTTATTGTTAACGGCAGCACGGCTTCTGGCGCTGGCGGCGGCATCATCGTCAATGAGCTTGATCCGACGGCAATTTCGAGCAACGTCAGCTTCAGTTGCACGATCACTAGCTCGGCCTTCAACAGCCAACTCGTAGCGGTAAAGGCCGCAGCTACCGGGGCGACCGGCACGGTCGCTACGACGGAAGCGGCGGACACAGCTTCAGGTAGCGGCTCTTCGACGATCAGCGGCAGCGGTGCCGGGACTGAAGCGAGCGACACTGCCTCTGCCTCGGGCTCTCTGACCGTCACAGGTTCGGCCAGTGCAATCGAAGCGGCCGACACGATGGCCGCCAGCGGCGCTGTAACCGTCACTGGCGCGATTTCGGCAATCGAGGCGTCCGACACAGCCTCAGCCGTCGGCAGTGTCTCTGTGGCCGGTTCAAGCGCGATTACGGAGGCATCCGACAGCGCATCCGTGTCGGGTGCATCGGCGGTCACAGGTTCCGCAGCCGTTGCCGAGGCAGCCGACGGCTGCTCGGCATCTGGCAGCACCGGAAGCGGGCCGATCACCGGCTCGGCAACGATTGTCGAAGCGGTCGACACGGCCGCCGCGGCCGGCGCTGTGGCCATCGTGGGCTCGGCGGCTCTTGTCGAAGCTGCGGACGTTGCTGCCATTGTCGCTGCGGCGCCGGTTTCAGGCTCGGCGGCGACAGTCGAAGCAGATGATTTTGCGAGCGGCGCGGGCGGCCTTCTCGTCGTCGGCTCGGCCGCGGCGAACGACAATGCGGACGTCGTTTCAGCGCTCGGCGTCGTCGGCAGTGCTAAGCCGGTCGCATCGGCGCGCATCGGCTTTCCGAAGCGCACGTCCCGCACTGAAGCGGCTGACGTGCCGAGCAGGGCCGCTGCCGTTAGCGGCGGCTCGCGCGTCGCCACAGTCGACAGAGGCGCGCGGACGGCAATCGTGACCAGGACAGGGAGGGCTGGATGATCTACTGGCCAGCCAAAGCTCCCGGCGCGAACCTTTCGTACAAGCTCGATTTCTCGGGCGCGCTCGGGACTGGCGTCAGCATTACCGGCGTCAGTGTGGCAGCCACTGGCGTCACGGTTGTCGGCACGCCAACCCACGATGCAACGAGCGTCACGGTCGAGATCGAAGACGGGACGCTCGGAACGCCGGGCATCATCGTCTGCACGATCACGACGGACGACCCGACGTCGCCGACCGACGTCGAAACCGCGATCCTGCCGATCGGGGAAGAGCCGGTCACGCTGGACATGGCCAAACGGCAATGTCGTCTCGTCGGCACGACCGACAAGGACGATTTGCTGCTCGAGCTGATCCCGGCCGCGCGCGAGCATGTCGAAAGATATTGCGGCATCCGCGTGGTTCCGGCGGCGCTCGCGATGACGTTCGACCATTTCAGCGACCTGGAAAGCCTCAGCAGGGCGCCGGTACAGTCGATCACGTCGATCCAATATTACGATGCAAACGGCGTTCAGCAGACGCTCGACCCAAGCGTCTATGAATTCGTGAACACGAGCGCCGATGAGCTGCGGCCCGCGATTCGGCTGGCATACAATCAGCAGTGGCCGCCG